CTTGTGAAACATTTGTAGCAGCAAAAGGTAAGAAGCTATCTAGTATTCAGTGTCATGACCTACTATGTTATATTGCACAGGTTGTGGTGGTGGGTGGGGTGAGGAGAAGTGCAACGATCTCCTTGTCTAACTTATCTGATGATCGTATGCGTCATGCTAAGTCAGGTGATTGGTTTGTCTTAAACCCACAAAGAGGTTTAGCTAATAACTCTGTATCGTACTCAGAAAAACCTGACATGGAAACATTCCTTCGTGAATGGCTTGCACTAGTTGAGTCTAAGTCTGGTGAGCGTGGTATCTTCTCTAGGGTTGCATCTAAGAAGCAAGCAGCTAAGAATGGTAGACGTGACCCTGACCATGAGTTTGGTACTAACCCTTGCTCTGAAATTATTTTAAGACCTAATCAGTTTTGCAATTTAACAGAGGTTGTAGTTAGGAATGATGATGACCTTGATACCTTAACTAACAAGACAAGACTAGCAACTATTTTAGGTACTATACAGGCTACCTATACTAAGTTCCCTTACCTAAGAAAGATATGGCAACGAAACACAGAAGAAGAAAGGTTGCTTGGTGTTAGTATGACAGGGATTATGGATAACAAGTTAGTGTCTACAGGTAAAGATGCTAAAGAAATATTGGAGCAACTAAGAGATGTTTCTATACAGACTAATAAAGAATTTAGTAAAAGATTGGGGATTCCACAATCTGCTGCTATTACTTGTGTTAAGCCCTCTGGTACTGTTAGCCAACTTGTTGATGCTAGTAGCGGGATTCATACTAGACATAGCCAGTTTTATATACGGACAGTTAGAGGTGACAACAAAGACCCCCTCACAAGATTCTTAATGGACAGCGGTGTACCATCAGAACCTTGTGTTATGAAACCTGATACTACTACTGTGTTTAGCTTTCCCACCAAAGCACCCAAAGGTTGTGTTACTAGAAATGACTTAAATGCTATTGAGCAACTAGAAGTATGGTTGATGTACCAACGACATTGGTGCGAGCACAAGCCCTCAGTTACAATTACAGTGAGAGAAGAAGAATGGCTTGAGTGTGGAGCATGGGTGTTTAAACACTTTGATGAGATGAGTGGTGTATCATTCCTTCCACATAGTGACCACTCTTACAAACAAGCACCTTACCAAGAGATAGAGCAAGACGAATACAAAGAACTTAATAAGTTGATGCCTAAAGATATAGATTGGGAGAAACTATCTGAGTACGAAGTAGAAGACACCACTGTTGGTTCACAGACTTTAGCCTGTTCTGGTGATAGTTGTGAGATTGTAGATATAGGAGCATAAAGAAAAGGGGGATAACAACCCCCTTTATTTATTTAAAAATAATTCTAAATAAGTGTTGCTTTTTATAAATTAACAGATAATAATAGGTCAACAACAACAAAAAAGGATTATAAAACATGAAATACGAAATAAACCAAATCAAATTAACTGAAGTTGAAGTAGACTTAATAAACTCATTAAAAGATGACGAAAGTTTTGATAAGTGGACTGCCTACCAAAAAGCAAGCGTAAGCAGCCATCGCACTGAAGATAAGACTAGAGAACAAGCAAATAAATCTTTAGCAGATGGTTTTTATACCCACGTTGCTAACATAACAGCAGATAGCTTAGACCATGTTTTTAAAATTAGTAATTTGCAAGAAGAAGAAGATAAAGTAGAGCGTCTACACCCCATGAGATCAGTTAGTGTTGGTGACATAATAAGAGATGAAAATGGTATTAGCTCAGTAGTTTGTAATTGGGGTTTTGTACAAATATAGTTTTATTTAACAATTTTAAAGTAGAAAAAGAGGGGGCAATTAAGCCCCCTTTAGTTTTCTAGTAGCTTGGTTTTCTTACTTTTTTCTTTTTCATTAAGCACTCCTTTTGGCTTTTAGTTTAGCGGTTTTACTTAAATCTTTAAAGTGGTACAGCTTTACACTAGATGCAGTATGTTTAGTGCCACTATGTAAATCACCATTAGGCATCTTATGAGAGCCACCTGTGTGTAAAGTACCATCTTTTCTATAATGCTTGACACCCTTCATACTGTTGTTTTCCTTTTCTTTTTAGGAAAACCAGCCTTCATATTTGCAAAAGCCGCAGGTGAGATTGTTGATTTCTTTTTAGATCTGCTTGTACCTTTCTTTTTTCTTGCATTAATATTAGCGTACAATCCTCTAGTCATATAAACTCCTTATTATTACCATTGATGTATACAGTTAGCTATAATAGCTATGCAAGTTGCCATGTTCAAAAAAACCCAAAAGGTTCTAATTAATGCAACCTTGTCTGATTTTTTATTATCTTTAAATGCTTTGTGACCTAATGCCTTGCACCAAAGCTCCCACCAACCATTTACCATTTAGTTTTGTTAGCCCAGTAGGCTGCTGAACATTTACCTTTAGCTATGTTTTTTGCGTGTCTTGCTTTAAATGATTTTCGTTTAGCTTTCATCTTAGCAGACTCACCAGCTTTAGGCTTACCAGCAGTCTTAGCACCTTGTTGTCCAAACCTAATAGTCTTAGGCTTACCATCACACATAGCTACAACTACATGAGACTTAGTAGGGTGGTTGGGTGTACGCTTGGGTTTGTTATAACCTGATACACCTATTCGTTTTAAGATAGAATCTTTAGGCATTTTTATTCTTGATCTCTCCTAGTTTCTACTTGACCTGCTAATAGGGCTTTGTTTTCTGTTTTATTAAATCCCTTGCCAATTTTTTTAAGTATAGACCGCATTAAAGTTTCTGCCTCTTTACTATTACTATTTAATTTTTTAAGAGTGTTCATCTCTGTTGTCCATTTTGGATTAAAAATAAGTTCTGTCAGTTCTGCCAACCTTTTTTCAAAACCAGTTTCACTAGCAACCCCAGCAACATCTCTTGCAGTGCTTGCACCCCCACTAGCAATACTAGTGGTTACTGACTTTAAGGCTTCTACAAAAGGTTTTATAGAACCGCCAAGTTTTTTCTTTATAGATTCAAATTTACTTGTTGGCGAGCCAGTTATTCTCCCCATACCAGCTCTTTTGAGTGCTATGTCAAGATACCTTAAGTTGCCTGCTATAGGAGTGCCTTTGGCTGCTTCCATAATAACTTTTTTACTTGCTTTTGTTCCACCGAATATAGCTTTGTGAAGATAAGCTGGTGTGTTGGTAGCATCTGCATTAGTACCAGCCTTGCTTAAACCCCTTTCAAAATTAACCCTTAGTATTTCTGACCAAGCGTCTTTACCACCTTCGACAGACAATATTTGTTCTTTAACTCTTTTAACTTGACCTACATTAGTAAGGTTTTGGTTTTGCCCAAAAATTTTGTCTGCAACTTTATTTAAATCCTCTACTTCATATTTAGCAAAACTACCTATTAAAGATTTTTCTAGTCTTTCTACTTCTGGAGTATTTTCTGCAAAAATTTCTCTAGCTAGTTTATAATTAGGACTAGCACTATCTAGTTGGTTTAATAAAATATCTTTAATGTCTAAAACATTTTGTTGTAGTTTTTTATCTAATGAATCATCTCCAACAGCCTTTAACATTTTGTCTATTTCAAACTTTGCACTGTGAAGTTTTTTAATACTGCCGAAATCAGAATCCTTCTTTTTTGAAGATTTAATTATTTTTTGTATTCTGGAGATTTGATCGAAAGCCTGTCCAACAGTAGGCAACTCTTCAAAAAGATCATTAATATAATTTTCTATGGGTTCTATGTTTACATCTGGGTTTTCTACTTTTATAGCTTGGTCGTAAAGTGGTGATGCTTTTTCTTTACGAATTAATCTTGCTCTTTCAATAACATCTTTTGATCTATCAACAATCCCTTGTTCACCTGTTTCTACTGCTGTTGATGGTGCTAGTTTATTTAATAGGTTTTCAACAGCATTTTCCGAAGCTACATCTTGTACTTGTAAAGCCCTCTCGGTAATTTCTGCACCACCTTCCTGACCTAAAGCAAATTGTTGTTGTGTTAAATCAGAGGGTCGTTTAGTTTTTTGACCCCTGTATAATGGCACTCCTGTTTCTTTTGATGCCTGATCAGCTATATCAACTCGTTTTTGTATTACCTTATTAAAACTTTCATCACCACCCCTAGTAAAGTCTTTTGATGCCCGATAGCCACTACCCAATCCTTTTGCAAGTTCAACACCACCACCAGTAGTTGCTGCAACAGTTATATCAAATAGGTTTGGATTTTCTCTACCAATAAGCATTTGTGACCCTTGTAGAGATGCTTCTGTTCCTCCTTGACCTAATATTTGAGCAAGCATTTTTATTCCCGTACTAGAGGATTTAACAAGTTTGTTTGCAGCCCTAGCAGCTGCACCAAAAGGTACAACAGTACCTACAACACTTTCTATATCAGAGGTTGATAAGCCAGCCTTGTTAAGAACATATTGCTTACCATCATAATCAATTTGCATATAACCATCACCAACATCTTTAAACTCAGCACTAGGAAATTGTTTCTCTATTATTTGTTGTTGTGCTTCTTGATCAAAGGTTGTTGCAAGACCAAGTTTAGTAGGTGTTTTCATAGGGTCAAGTGGTGACATTTGATTTACAACAGCACTACTAAACTCAGGAAGGTTCTGTGGGTTAAACCTAGCCTCCCTTTCATTACCAGTAATAAACTCTCCAATAGACTTACCGAAACTTCCTTCTTCTACTGTAGGTGTTTGATTAAAATAATTTTGATTAATTTTGTTTGCTTCTTCCACAGTTATTTCGTTTTTGTCTGAAGAATCAGAAACCTTTGGTTTTTGTTTGGAAATATTATTATTAAAATAATTTTGATTAATTGTGTCTGCTTCTTTTTTAGTTATCATAAAATATCCAAAATGTTTATAGTATATTTATTTTTTTTGTACATAAGATTCTTTTTTTGCAAGTTTCCACGCTTTTGCTATATCTTGTTTTGTAAGATTGCTGTTTTGTTCCTTAAGGTCTCTTGCATACTCCCAATAAAATGTAGGCACTGTCGCACCTTTAGGTTTGTAAAAGTCAACAGCAGTAGGTTGTTCTTTTTCATATTTGCTATAAGCCTTATAAGCATTTTGCAGTGCTTTATCTCGATCTCTGCTTACATCTTTATCTAAAAAATCATTAATAAAATTGAATCGTTCTGTTTCAGCTTGTGCTAAACCTAACGAAAGACCCACTATAAATTTGTTTGCCTCTGGTGTATTTCCTAAACTAGCAAGTTGTTGTCTTGCCCTATCTGCATCACTGTCAGTTTGCGGACCTGTAGCTGCATTTAAAGTGTCTGCTAGTAAACGCTCCCTAACACTAGTAAACGATTGGTCAAATGAGGCTTGATCTGCATAATCTTTAACACCTATCTCTCCAAGAAAAGAGGAAAATTTTGATGTAATACCTCTACTAAAACCAGTGGATTTACCATACTCTTCATCATTTACTAAACTATACATTACTTGTAAGTTTGGAATTTGTGAGCTTGTTTCTCTAATTCGCTCAAAAGACTTTTTAAAGTCGCCCCTAAGAACTTCTCCTCTAATACCTTTTTGTTTTGGTGCTTCTTTTAAAGCATAATCTTCAATAAATTGGTTATAATCGTCATCTCCCTGTTTATACCCAAGCTCTTCTGCCATTACAGCTGCACTAGATCGTTTAACATTATTAGCACCAGCAGATTGTATAATTTTTAAACCATCTGCCGACCTACCATTTTTAATTAGAAAGTTTCCAACTTCTAGTAACTTATCTTGTGCTGAAGCGTCTGGCATACTAGCAAGTTTTTGATCTAGTTCTCTTTGTAGATCAACATTTTCTTGTGCTTGTTTATCAGCTTTACTAGGTAAAAACTTTTTTTGAAAAGGTTTAAAAAACCCCTCACCTACTTCAAAACCTAAATCTCTACCTAAACTGGTAGGTCGATTTGAACCTGTCATAGCCATTGCTTGCATACGATTATTTATTTGGGCTTGTTCATAATCAGCCCGTTCTTGTTGTTCTGGTGTCAAACCAAAAAAACTTTGCCTGATAGGGCTTTTGTAGTTGCCCAAAGCACCGCCCATATTTAAGTTGTTTGATAACATTTGTTGTTTAAGGGCTTCTCTTGATGCCATTGTTTTATCCTCAATAAGTGTTGTTTTTAAAGTAGTGGTGGTATTCCAAAAAACGTTAGAAGACCATTACCAGCAGTTTTCCACCAATCGTCTTCATCCATGCTACCACCATCATTATTACTTATGGGGTTTAGAAAACCCCCTTGGTCATTAAATAAGTTTAAAGTATCTAAACTAAAACCTTCTCCTCCTGCACCATCAGGGGGATTCTTAAATACGTCTAAGAACCCCCCATCTAAAAACCCAGATTTAACAAGTCTTGATTACTCCCTCCTAAATTTAAAGAGTTTGTAAATGAGGAACTAGTATTACCACTATTAGGGCTACTAAACATACCTATAATCTGGTTTGCACCAAAATCTGCTAAAGGGTTTGCAAAAGTTGAGACTGCACTTGATAAAACCCCACCTAACAAGCCACCATCACCAGAAGTTGCTTTAGTACCAGCTTGTGCTAATGCAGCACCACCTTGTGCAGATGCAGATTGTGCCCTAGACCTAGCCTCTTCAACACTAAGACCACGATTAATTAAGGCATCTTCCAGATTAACAATATCTCCAAATGCACCAAGAGTTCCTTGAAATCCACCCAATAGGTTTTGAGCTTGTAGTTGTTGTTGTTGCTCATTGGTTAAAAATGCTTGTAAGGCTTGATTATATGCTTGTTGTTGCTCTTGTTGTGCTTGTAACCTTGATTTACTACTTAAATCAGCTAAAGCCCTAGCTTGTGCTAAACCTAATCCATAAGCATCTGGTTGAACCATACCAACATTACCAGCACCTGCTGTTTCTCCTGCTAGTTGTAATCCTAATCTACCACTACCAAACAAATCAGATTGTAGTTCTTGTCTTTGTCGCTCTAATGATGGCTCAAGCAAAGCAGACTGTGTTCTAAATATGTCAGCAGCCCTTTGTTCACCACTATCGACACCACCAAAGAGAGGTAGTCGTCTACCAGCCTGTGTTGCAAAACTCTCTAAAAAAGGTTGTGGGTAAGGTAGTGCTGCTTGACCTATATTTATTAAAGTTGGGTCAATTTGTGACTCTACATTAAATCCATATTTACCAACAGGTTTACCAGTAGTAGTACCTATCTGACTTGTATAAGTGTAAGGTTGAAACTGCGCTCCTTTGTAAGGCTCTGCTGGTTTGGCTTTTTTACTGCCACCACCTAAAATACTACCCATTATCATTTACTCCTTTAACAAAGATTGTTCTATTATCACCTTCAAAGTCTTTTATAACCCCAACATATTTGAATCCGTACATATCTAAAAACTTCCTGTGTTTGTTATCATTATCTATCTGTGCTGCAAAAATAGGTCTGTTGTATTTTTTTAATAAAAAATCTAAATGTATTTCCATTTTCTTTCTTGTACTCTTTAACCACTTATATACATCACAGTGAATAAATAACAAATTGTTGTATTCTTCTAAGTACAAAGTAAAAGCCTTATCCTCTATTACAGGAACTTTATCCATATTTTTCTACAAATTTTAAAATGTCTTGTTTGTCTAAAACATATGCTTTTAAGTTAAAGACCCCGTTGTTGATATGTTTTAAAATACGATGTCTGCCATCTATAAGTCTGTACTGTTTACCTTTAGGATTTTCCATAGTAGCTACAATAATAGGGTAACTACAATCAGCTAGTTTATATCTAACACTTTCTTTATCTATACTGTCTAACTCTTTATACCCTATACTGGATACACTTATTTCTTGTGAAACTAACTTTCTTAACTTAATAAGACTATACAAATTTTTACAATCTACTTTTAACGAATCTTTTGTAATTGCCCAATCACCTTCAAGAAGATGTATCATACAGTCTAAACCCTATACTAACCCTGTTTCCTTCGCTATAAATACAATGCCACAACTTATCATTTTTTGGTATATCAAACTCTTTTATATCTACACCTTTTTTATCCCAAACTGTAACAATATCTCCTTGTTTGTTTTTATATCTAAAAAAAGATTTATTATCCGAGTAAACAATATAAACTCTTTTACAAGGTTTTTCAGAGTTAGTGTGCCAACCCATATAACCAGTAGGAGGATAATAAAAAAACCCACTATTTATAATATTATAGTTAGGGTATATCTCTTTCAATAAATGAATAAACTTATTATTTAATCCTTTGTTACTTAGGTCTATCAAATTTCTATTGATAGCTACATTAATATCTATATTTGGTAAAGCCTGTTTAGAAACATTATTCTTTGCATCTAAATTTATTTCTGCACTATCTTTATATTTTAGTATAATATCTTTTGCTAAACTTTCTGCTTTAGAATAAATCTTTGTATTTTTCATCATAGTCTATTGCTAATTCAAAAGGTATTTTATTAGCTATTTGTTCTGGGGTAGTGCAACTTTGTAAATCTAAAGTAGAAGTTAAGTTTCTCAAGGCTTGTTTGTCAGAGTTAATAACTTCTAGTAAGTCTTGTCTACCTTCTGACAAAGCCCTAGATTGATACATATCTAAAATTTTAAAGACATTTGTTCTAATCTCTCTATAAAAATCTAAAAACCATAAGGAAAGTAGTTCTAAGTCAAACTCTATATCTGTAAAATTATTATTAAACCTTAACTTATCTACATGAATAGACATACCTAACTCTTTTGATTTAGGGTTTGTATTAAAAGGTTTTATAACAGTTTTAGAAGTTCTAGGAATAACTCCCATTTCTTTTAATTCTTCTACAGACTTGTCAGACACAGTTAAAGAAACTTTAGGAGTTCCTTCTGGAAATTGAAAGAAAATATTTTTCATTTATAATCCTCAGTAAAGGGTTGCTACAATGTAAGTTGGGTCTACTGCTGTAATACCAAACATTTGTGTGGCATTACCATCTCCATCAGCTGCAACAAACACTATATAATTATTAAAACTACTTTTTGCTTTTAAACTAAAACTTGTTGTAGTCCTACTACTAACAAAACAGTTATAAACAAGAAGGGTATTATTAGCACTGGTATTTGTGTTGGCAGTTTGAGATACAGTACCTTCATCTACATTACCTACTGTCACTGCCCAATTAGATGTACCATCTTGTAATGAAGCATCACAAGTAATCGTATAGTCACCTGTTCCTACTTTAGTTAGTGTTAAGTTTTGAGAAGCTATAGTAGCTCCTGTAGCACCATTAAAAGCTATAAAACCCTTACCTGCTGCAACAGCATCTTGAACAAAAGCTGTATTAGCTAGTTGTGTACTGTCGTCACTAGCTGTTGGTGTAGGTGTAGTTGGAGTTCCTGTAAAAGCAGGAGAAGCTATATTTGCTTTTAAATCAATTGCTGCTTGTAATGTAGTTTCTGTAGTTTGTAATGCAGTTTCTATTACATTATCAGCAGTGGTAACAAAAGCAGTAGTAGCAATCTGTGTTGTATTAGTGTCAACTACAGCAGTAGGGGCTGTAGGAGAACCTGTAAGGGCTGGGCTATTGGTGTTAGCCTTACTATTAACTGCTGTTTGTATAGCACTAAACTCATCATCAATCTCAGTACCTTTTACAATCTTGTTAGCGTTACCTGTAGTCAGGGCATCTTTAGCTGCAAAGTCTGTTGTTTTTGAATAATTACTCATTTATATAATCCTACCTAGTTTTCCGTAAATATCTACTTTTTGTATACTCAAAGAACCACCATCAATTTCTGCTTCTATGCCTAACTGAAAAATGCTTCCCGAACCTGATACAGATGAATCTAATCTATCTAATGATATACCTGCTTGATACTCTGCTACACTTGCTGCATTTGCTCCGTACTCTGCTATTCCGTACTCTGACACTGGTATATCTTTTATTGTAAACGGAAAAGAAAAGTAACTTGTTACATAATCAAAACCAGCCTTTAAATTAAATGGTTGTCCAGTAGAACCAATAACAGTGACAGCAGCTCTTTTTAATAACTTGTTTTGATTTGGATAATTTAAATCAAAGTGGTTAGTAAAGTAACTCATAGTGTAAGGAACAGAGTTATCTGTAAACCCACCATATTCTGCTATACCATTAGCTTGTGTAACATACATTTTTTTTGTTGTTTTATCGTAAACAAAATCAGTGTGGTCTAAGTTGTTCCAAGTAGTAACTCTATAAGAACCATCTTCTAGTGGTCTACGAGTATCAAATACATAAATAGTTTTTGCTTCTGGTAAAAATATTAAATAAAACGCTTTCTCAGGAAAGTAACAAGACTTAATTAAACCAAAGTTAGACTCTCTATTTACATTACCTAAAAAAGAATCTCTTATATTTTTAGATAAGTCATTTAACTTAGCTGACTTTTCTTGTATTGTTCTACCTAAACTTCTTAGTCCTGTAGCAGATAAAAATAAAATATCTGTGCCTGTGTTTTGTATTGTATCTCTAGTAATACAACCAACACCTTCTAATACTTCTACTAATTGTAAAGTGTTTACATCAAAGCTACCTTGAAAACTATCAGTGTCTTTAAATATAATAATATTGTTTTTACAAAATATAATTAAATGACCATTGTGGCTACCAAGCCCTGTAACGACATCTGAGCCTTTTGGAAGCACACCCGCTATGTTGATACTACCAGCACTCCCACTGCCCCATTTAGTACCTTCTAGGAGGTCTGAGAAGAATACAGTAGTCTTGTTGTTGGCAGTATCTGCTGCCCATAATCTACCATAAGCACTCATTACTATGTTTGCATTAGGTACTGTACCTGTATAATCAGCGTGTTGGTCTATGCTTTTAAACTCATCAGCAGTAGACTCATTAGTGTAGTACAAAGGCTTGTAACCTGCTTGAAAGAAATAAGCTCTATCATTCAAGGTTACACCTTGCCAGTTACCTGCTGATATAGTATCAGTTGTAGTGGGTGTTATTGTAGTAAGTGTAATAAAACCTTTTTTAAATGTAGTAGCGTTCCAAGATATAAAAGTATTAGCACCAGCTACATCTAAGAAAGGGTGCATACCTAATAAGTTAATACCATCACTACCTGACGTACGATAAAACCAACCTTCTCTTGCACCTAGTCTACCAAACTCATCAATAACACAATTGTTTGCATCAAGAGCAAAGCTAGGGTCATTAGACAAACTAGACTCTTGAGTATTTAAACCTAAAAATGCTGGTGCTACCAGTGATGCTGTTACTAATTCTTTTGCCATATTAGTTTGTACTCACAATAAATGGTACTTCTTCAACTGTAAGGATACAAGAAACTCCTGTACCACCTGCACATGAACCTTTAATTTTATAACCAGCTTCTAGCATTACATAACCACCATTCATTTGTAATTCTATAAAGTCACCAGAGCCTAAACTCTTATCACCTAGCACTGTTATCTCTGTAGAATCAAAGTTAATAGTTACATTTGTATCGGCTCTAGTAGAACCTGAACTATTAGATACAAAAATAAGAACTAACTTTGCTCTCATATTATTAGGTACTGTATATAAATCTGCTGCTGATGATGCTAGTGATTCTACAAAGACTGTTCTAGCTTTCATACCACACTAACTCCTCTGGGTGTTTGTTACCATCTAAAGTTACTGCATCTTGTAAAGCATTAGTAGCTCTAGCATAAGCACTAACAGGGTTGATACCACCATCTTCACCACGCTCTTCTACTGCCATTGCATAAGCTAGTAGCTCTACTGGTTTAGTTGGTACAGTTAGTGTATCAACATCATTTACTAAATCGTCTGACCTAAGTACACAGTTAAATCTAATTGTGTATGCTTTGTCTGGTATAGGATATAAGTCTACTTGTGTATCACCATCAGCACTAACTCCGTTAAACGAATAGTAATAAGGTGAGCCTGTTGCTACATCACTAGTTAAAAAGAACTTGTTAAAATCGTGTGCTGCTTTGTAATCTAAGAAAAAGTTATCTGTTACATTTGTTGCATCTAATACTGTTAAAGAGTTTAAAGAACCATTTAGTTCATAGTTAAAAATACCACTGGTTGTAGTAGCACTTAATGTAGTTCTTAATGCACTCCAGTTCCAAGCATTTTCTACTGATTCTTTTGCATCATTAACAAGTACAGCTATCAAGCTAGAGTAAGAAGATTCATTAACTGTTGATACAGTACGCTCTCTTAATCGTTTTAAAATGTTATTAACTATATCTAAGTAAGTCATATCTTGTATCCTAATTAAACCATTTAGAGAATATGGTACTACCGATACCACCTAATCCCATTGCTATAAATATAGCTCCAGCAAACATTCCCTTTCCTTTAGCCATTTGTTTTTCTAATTCATTTACTCGTTCAGATAACATAGTGCAAGTTTTATTCATTTCACTTATTTCATTATTAAGCTGAGTAACTACTGCTACTAACTGTCCTGCTTCGTAATCTGTCATGTTAGACATAAGTGTGGTTATCCTTTATCTTACTATTATTACATCAATAGGGTCATAGTCAGCAAATCCACCATTATAAGCAAAAGTAGCAATTGGTACTGATGAAGTTGTTTTGGTATATGTAGACATATAACTTACAACTTGACCATTCATAGGTGCTGTTGCAACAACAGTATAGTTAATATCTGGCATAGCATTAGTTAAATTTACTGAGTATTGTCCAGTACCATTGTCAGTTATACTAGATACATTACCAGAAGCATTTATACCAACAGTTCCTGTTCCGTCAATACTTACCCATGCTCTAACACCATAAGCAGTTGCAGAAGAACCAAACCCTGAGTTCATTTGTAAATTATTACTACCATCTTCTAATATAGCAGTACCAGTAGCAGCAGGAAGTGTTATAGTCCTAGTGCCAGCTACTGCTGGTGCTGATACAGTGATAGCTCCGCTTGTATCTCCTGTAAGAACTATTGAACTCATTACACACTTGCTCCTTTAAGCTGGTCTAGTGTTGTCATACTATCTACTTGATTAGTAATATCTCTTAGTCTTTGTTTTTCTGTGACTATAGCTGAAGTTGATGTGCCAGCTTCTTGTGCTTGCATAAACAAAATATCTTGTGCTTCAAGTAAAGGCTTTCGTTCTTCACGAAGTCTGTCTTTAGTAATAACTTTAGCTTTAGTTATATCTACTGTTATGCCCATGTCCATGCACCTCTAAATGTTCTATCTGATGGTACTACACTATCTTCTACTATTTCGTAGTTAGCTCCTGCTGGTACATCTTTAGCAGCTAGTTCTTCCATAGTGTGAGTTAATAAATACTCAGGTGTAGGAACAATAACTGCTACTCCACCATCATCTGTTTCATATATTATTCTCATTTTATTTCTCCTTTACCTTACTATTGAAACATTTGCTTGCAACGGGTCTGCAAAACCAGAAAACGGAAAAGTTTCAAACCTAACACTACCTACTGCTGGAGTTGAAACCCTGCTAAGTCCAGTATTAAAACCACCATTAGTAGTAGTTGTTCCTTGTACAGACCCAGTTAGATGAACACAGTAATTTACATCTGGCATATTAGTAGTAAAGTTAGCTGTGTACTGACCTGTACCATGGTCGGTAATAGAACTTACATTACCACTATCTCTTATTGCTACTGTTCCTGTACCATTAAAATTAACCCAAGCCCTAACACCATACGCTGTACCAACAGACCCAAACCCAGAATCAAACTTTAAGTTACCAGAGGTATCTATTGTAGCTTTAGTAGACCCTGCTGATTGAAGGTCAATCTGACCACTGGTATCAGAGGTTAGTTTTAAACCATCACTTGTATCTGCATTAATAATTGTAGCCATATTATAATAACACCCATCTTTGTCCACTTGGTACTGTTACTGTTACACCACTTGCAATAGTCATTGGGCTAACACTCATACCATTAGTGTCAGTAGTTAATGTATAGTTAGCAGTTATCTCGTTACTGTTCTCGTA